GCTATATGAAGTAGATTTAAAGAATATTGATACAGTTGCAATTGACTTAGAAACTTACGATCCTAATTTAAAAACAAAAGGCCTTGGTGCAATTAGATCTGATGGAGGTAAGATAACCAAAGAAGGTTTTGTTTGCGGTATAGCTATTGCCACTAGTGATAAGAAAAAAGAAATAAAACAGACACTCTATTTTCCAATTAAACATTATAAATCAGATAACATACCTGAAAAAGAAGTTTGGGAATTTTTTAATAAAAAAATCTTTCAAAATACTAAAATACGTAAAGTGTTTCATAACGCAATGTATGATGTATGTTGGATAAGATCCATTACTGGTGAAATGCCTAAAGGACCTTTATTAGATACGATGATTGCTGCTTCAGTTATTGATGAAAACAGAATGAGATACTCATTAGATGCTCTCAGCAAAGACTACTTAAAAGAGTCTAAATATAAATACGATTTAAAAGAAAAGAGTCAGGTCTCTCCTTATTTTATTAAGGATCCCATGGCTAATATGCATAAATTACCTTATGATCTAGTTAAAGAGTATGCAGAACAGGATGTAAATTTAACTTTGAAACTGTGGAACCTTTTTGAAAAAAAAATAGATGAAGAAAAAATAGTAGAAAAAGGCACAGATGATGAAAAAACAAAAACTTTAAAAAACATATTTAAACTAGAAACAGAACTCTTTCCCTGCCTAGTTGATATGAAATTTAAAGGAGTTAGAATTGACAAAAATGCAGCTGTAAAACTAGGTGAAAGGTTAAAAACTACAAAAAATAATATAGTTAAACATATTAAAAGAAGAAAAGGTGTTCAGGTGGAAATCTGGGCTGCAGCTTCTATTAAAGTTCTCTTAGATAAACTCAAAATAAAAGACTACGAAATGACACCTAAATCTAAAATGCCAAAACTTTCGAAAGACTATTTGAAGACTCATGCAAATCACTTTGTAAGAATGATCGCTAAAGCAAGAGAGTTTGATAAAGCAGAAGGAACTTTTGTTGAAGGACTTTTAAACTATGTTCATGAAGATAAAGAGGGAAATTATAGAATACACGCTGACATAAATCAAATTAGATCAGATCAAGGTGGGACAGTAACTGGAAGATTTTCAATGAGCAATCCAAACCTACAACAAATTCCAGCTAAAGGATTCATTGGTAAAAAAATGAGAGAGTTATTTATACCTGAAGAAGGGTGCACTTGGGGGAGCTTTGACTATTCCCAACAAGAACCACGGATCGTGGTTCACTATGCTTTAAAACTTAATGGTTGTAATGTGGGGACTGAAAAGATAGTTAGCTCTTATAAAAATAACCCTAGTGCGGACTTTCACCAGGTAGTAGCAGACATGGCACAAATACCACGGACCACGGCCAAGACTATTAATTTAGGATTATTCTATGGAATGGGTAAAAATAAATTAGCTCAACAGTTAGGTCTTAATTCAACGGAGTCAAAAGAGATATTTGATAAATATCATAAAGAAGTTCCCTTTGTAAAAAAACTATCCTCAAGTTTAGAGGACTTTGCTGTAAGAAATGAGTTTCTTTATACTTTAGAAGATAGATTTTGTCGTTTTAACAAATGGGAACCTAACAGTAAAAAATGGAATCCTAAAGAAAGAAAATTTGTAGTTAAAGTAGTGGAGGTAAAAAAAGATAAAGATGGTAAAGTTGAAAAAGATAAAGATGGAAATGACAAAAAAATTGAAGTAGAAAAACCTGTACCTTTATTTTCTAAAGAAGAAGCTAAAATTCATTACAAAGCAGAAAGATCTGATAAAGGTTATCCACCTGATGAAAAATGTAAATACTTTACAAATTTTTATAAACTTGCTTTTGTGTACAAGGCTCTAAATAGATTAGTACAAGGTTCAGCCGCAGACATGACTAAGAGAGCAATGGTAAAATTATATAAAAAAGGTATCATTCCTCACATACAAATACACGATGAATTATGTCTTTCTATTGACAACGATGAGAAATGGAAGACTGTAAAAAAAATAATGGAAAAAGCTATTATTCTTGAAATACCTAATAAAGTTAACTATAAAAAAGGTAAAAATTGGGGTATAATAAAATAAAAACGGAGGGAACTATGGAAAAAGTTACAAAAGAAGCTAAGAGAATA